GGGTGATGAAGTTGGTGGAGTTTATAATGAAGCGATCACCAACACTGTCGGAGAAGGTTTACCTGAATCACTAAAGGAAGCTACTGGAAAAGCGTTTAATGATTCAGTAAAAGATCTTGCCCAGAAACTTCAAGATTATGTCATGGGTGAAATGTCTAATGCTCTAAGTAAACTACAAAAAGACCTAGAGGCTTCATTGAAGAAGCAAAGAGATGCCGCTCTTGCTGTCTATGATTCACAAGTTGATACTCTTGATAAGCTCGCTAAAGCAGAAGAGTCTCTTACGAAAACGAAAGAGTATGAGGCGGCTAGAAGACAGGCTATTGAAGAAAGAGCGCTTCAGTCTCAGAACTATATCAGGAATCGTGCTCTCGCAATCTATGAAGGAAGAATTGATGATGCAAGAATGCTTGATCTCCAGGATCGCAAAGATGCAATGGATAGCACAAAATCAATCGGTCAGATTGATTCTTCACGAAAGAAAGATCTTGCTGCAGAAAATCTTGACGCTCTGAAATCAGCAATCGCTGCCGCAAGAGAAGAAGCCGATAAGTTCTTTGAAACTACTGCTACAAAGTTTGGGGAATCTGCCGCAGAAATTCTCAAGTTCCCTCCAGTAACAAAAGAAGATTATATTGCCCAGATGACATCGCTTACAGAGCTGGCTAAGACTACTGCTAACGATAGTGGAATTGAATTCTCAAAGATGTTTGATGCTTTTGCGTCAACAATAAGTACTAAGATGCCAAATGATGTTGTTGGTGCATTTACAACAAATCTTGACGACTTGGTAAAAGTAGCTGTTGAAAGATATGGTCTTGGAAAAGGATCTGCTGATAATAGTACAATAATTGGCTCAACAATTGGAATGCTCATGGATATGGGCGGAGTCATGGATGGTAATAGACAATTTGTTGTTGATAGCTTTGGAACAATAACAACTGGTCTTAAGGACAATATGTCCACTGGTTTGAAAGAAATTACAACGACCATCTACAGCAAGTTTGTAACTGACTTTGATAAGGCAGTAACTGATGCTGATCCAACCACTGTATACCAGAAAGCAATCAAAGATGGAAATAAGGCAATACTTGATGACTTCAGAAAGACTGTTGGTGGTGTTGGTTCTGAAGTTGACAATATGAAGGACTTACTTGATCCTTTGATTAAGAAATGGGCTGAACTTGAAGCTCAAGCAAAAGCTGCTGGTGACGCACAGAGCGCAGCAGGAGGTGGAGGCACACCAAGTACCCCTTCCAGGACTGCGTTTGGACCAGTAACTATTCCAACTAACTATTATGGCTCGGCAGACACATATCTCGCAAGACTTGCTGTTCTTGGTCGTGGAGCAACCACCACTACTGGTCCAAGATGGATGGGAGGGATGATCCCTAGCTTTGCTCGTGGTGGTTACTTGGATAAGGCAATGTCTCAGTCAATCCCAGCCATGCTTCATGGTGGTGAATACATTGTTAGCGCAAAAGCTGTGCAGAATATCGGAGCCGCAACTCTGCAAAATCTTAACAACATGAGATTTAATGCACCAAAGAACTCAGCACCAAATGCTGGTCAAAGTGTAACTATGTCAACACAAAATACAAATATTTATGTTGATAACTTTATTGGTGAAGAAGAATGGTTTAATTCAATGATGAAGGAATACAATGTCAATGTATTGCCAAAGAATCAAAAAGCGGCTGGTGTACAACCTAGAGTTGTAAGGTCGTATAACGGAATCAATCAGGGTCTGTAATGCCTGTTATTCAAAATCAATTACCAACTCTGGTCAATGTAATAAAACTCAATGGCACTGAAATAACTGAACACGGCAGAACATTATCAACATCAGTTGATAGCAACTCAGCTGATGTGATGATGAATAATGGAAATAAAAAAAGATATATTAAGTCGGCAAAAAACACATACAGCCTCAGCTATTTCTATCTTCCAAGCAATACTGATAAGACCGTTGATGGTCGGGTCGGTAGGGACTATCTAATTTCTTTAATGTCTTATAGAGGGAAGATTCTTCTATCTATTGACATTGATCCAAATGAACCACCATTTGAAACATATGTCTATGCCGATTCATACTCGGAAGAGTTGGTTAGGCGAGATATTAAAACAGACTGCTCATATTACAATGTTCAGGTCTCATTCAGAGAGGCGTAAATGGCTGGCGAAAATATATACTCATTTTCAGATCCACTAAATTCTGGTATTGATTTTTACCAAGCGGATTCTGCGGATGTAAATGTTGATATTTCTATTAGTTCGTCATTAACTGTATCTTCTTATAGAATAATATTTTCAAGCATTGCAATTGCGGCTAGTTCTAATTCAGCGATTAGCGCTTCTAAGATAGCCTACGCTTCAGCAAATCTATCCGTTGATGGCGCAACAGTAATTGTTGCAACGGAAAGGCAAGATGGTTCAGTAAGTATTTCTGGTGATGTATCCCTCAGTACAAATATTACAAAAATTGCATTCTCTAGTTCATCAATTTCTGCCAATTCAAACCTATCGGCTTCGGGGACAGAGATACTGCTGGCTCAGTCTGCTATTGATATAACATCAAATATTCAGGTCACTGCGTATGAAATTTTGAAGGCAACCTCTCAGATTTCAATAAGTTCAAACGCAACAATAAATGCAACTACGGTTAAGTTTGCATCAGCAAGCCTCTCTGGATCAGTAAATCTAAGCACATCTGGCAGGATTGCTCTTGCAACAATTAAAATTATTCTCTTGCAAAATACAAATGTCAGCGCTAAGTTTGTCAAGTTTAGCTCTGTAACTGGTGTTGATAGTAGCTCAATAAGAACATTGTTATTGCTTGATGGCAAACCATTAACAAATCAAAATAGAACTTTGAATATATCATCCATGCCTGTGTTTATTGAGAATAGAAACTGGGCTGGTAACAGCTCAAGGTATTATAAAAATCAAACATCTGCGGATAAAAAATCATTTAGTATAAATTGGTCTTTTATTCCGAACTTTAGGGAAAATACTGTTGATGAAAGACACTCAAGAGATTATATTAGAAAACTATCATTAGACCCAGATATTCATGAGTTAAGAATAATTAATCAAGATTCTGATGGTGTAACGCCGTATACAGAAACTATCTATAATGTGTTTATTAAAGACTTTTCTGAAAATTTAATTAGAAGAGATATGGTGGATAATGTATACTATTTTGATTGCTCTATTTCGCTAGAGGAGGCATAATGATAACAACTGACATTTATGGCAAGACTTTATCTACCTCTTTTGAAACAGCCTCAACCTCATCAGCTCAGAGGGTAAAGCCAAAAATTGTTATTCAATGGCTGGATAGTAGACATCTTGACAATCTTACAGTCACTACAAATGATGACCATACAAACTCTTCATACCCAAATATTGGGTTTTATTTTGATAAAACTCAGGCATTTAATGGAATAGAAAGACAATCTTTTACATGGGCTATTGCTGGGGCGAAAGATAAAAATGGTAAGGTTATTACAGCAGATGGTAGTTATCATGCAATGCCATCATTGACTGGGAGTGATTTAAGCAATACCCAGCTCGGAAGCTCTCTGGAGTTTGGGTGGTGGTCAAATAGTGTTAGCAACTCAAACACCCATGCTACTTATAGCGGGTATGGGTTCTCAACAGAGCCATATATCCAGGCTGTGTTTACAGAAAGAAAAGTCAATCGTATCCGCATTGTAACATCTGAATTCTTTGGTGGTATTTCAAACTACCTTGTTCAAGCTTACAATGCTGCGTCAACACTGATATTCTCAGAAGAGGGTGAGATTAGGGATGGTTCATACTATCAAGATCATCTTCTGACAACGCAAACATCTCAAAATATTGCAAGAATAAGAGTAACTGTTCACACAACAAAGAACCCTCAAGATAGAGCAAGAATTCAAGAAGTGATTCCTGTCTATGAAACAGATATTACAGATTATGTGATTGATTATGAATTTTCTAGAACGAGAGATATCCATCAAAGCAGTTTGCCAATTGGTGGTTCTGAGACTGCTAAAGCAAGTATTAATTTAGACAATACAGAAAAGAATTTTAGTATTTTTAATAACGCTTCATTATTTGGTAAATATATGAAGAAAGATTTGAAAGTTGATATTGCTACTGGCTGGAGGGTTAAAAAGGATTTAGACAATCTAAATGCTGAGTATTACTCATCTGTCATCACATCAAATATTTCATCATCATCAACAACGCTATCAATTTTAGACGCTACTGGTTTTCCAGATGGCGGTGCTGGTAACTACTTTACCTTGATAATCGGAAAAGGAACACAGAATGAGGAAATAATTCTTTGCTCTCAAACATCTAATGATAAAACAGTTGTTGTTGAACAAAGAGGTTATGCTGGATCTATTGCAAGAAGCCATGTGTCTGGCACATCTATAACATTTGATTTGTTTGAATATGTCTCTGCTGGAACATACTATGTTGATGAATGGTCGTCAACCTCATCCTCAATGTCAGTATCTGTATCGCTTAATGATTGGTCAAAATACTTGACTGAGAGAACGATCAATACGGGTTTCTTCATGCAAAATGCGTATGTTGGCGATGCTGTAAAAAATCTATTAATGAGATCAAACTTCCCAAGTGCCGATGTTAAGAAGCTAAACAAATACAGCTCTGGAGCAAGAGTTCGTGGAGCGATTACTAACTATTCCTTTAATGAGGAAACAATTGATAGAAGCGGAAATGTCATTATTCCTGGAAGTGGTCTGAGAGCAAGGTTCTGGGGAATGCCTTCTGGTGGTGAACCTAATGTAAAAGATATATTAGCAGATGCGCTGGACAAGCAATTGTCACCACTTGACTTAGCCCTTGGGTTAAAAACATTTGTAAGCCCGAGCTATGTTGCCCTATCAAAAGATATCTCAGACAATGTGACATCGGCAATTGAAAT